AAATGATGACAAAACTCGAAACATGCTTTTTATATTTATGTATTAATTTTATTTTCCGAAATGTACTTTAAGATGCTGGGAATACTATTCCTATCTGATTTTATCGTAAGATATTTCAAATTCAATTCTTTCAGCAAGTTCTTTAATCCAGCTTGTATTTGTAGTGATTCCTCATAACTATGGATTCTACCTTCCTTTTCAAATGGATAATCACCTTTCTCTAACAAAATATATACGTTTTCAAATTCTTCTAAATACCCCTTTATTTTTTCATGTGTTTTCTGCACATTACACACATTATCTACATATGTCCTATTATAATACATACCCAATAAAAGTGACCCATCAGTTACTATATAGTCAACTTTACCATCCACACACTTTAGTAATTTGTATTGTTCCGTTGACACATAATATTGATTCTTTATTGTGTCTAAATCACCCTTCCAAACCAAATGTTTTACATATTCTTGTACATATTCTGCACTATAACCTTGCATTTTTAATTCTGCAAATATTAATCCAGCCGTCACACTTTTCCCATATGATGGAGCGCCAATCAAATTAATTACAATCGTCTTTTTCATTATAATTAAGTTTATGTTTTTTCTATTCAACTTTTTTTAAATAACCTATGTCTTTTTTACTATATATACCTCGTCACCTTTCCGTATTGGGTTGTCTAACTTGGCTACACTTAATTCATATATATTGTCTGAAAGCCTGTCTACCCTTGGTCCCGTTTTCTTCCAATCTTTGCTCCAATGTTCAGATGGTGATGGTGATGGTGATGGTGATGGTGATGGTGATTGTGATGGTCCTGATTGTGATGGTAATACTGATGGTGACAATCTATATACTCCAAGTGCATAACCATCCTTCAGCTGTATCGATTTATACATAACATCTTCAGTGATTTTATATGCACTCCCCTCCCAATTTTCTTCTTTACCCCCAAAATACAGAAGTGGACGTGCACCATGCACTTTGCCCCAAATTGGTCCAAAGTTTTCTTCCGGGTACAAAAATCCATAACTTTCATTCTCTAACTTTTTCTCAGTATCATAATAAAACCATCCACCACCAGCTGACAAAGAAATACATACACAACATACACAACACATTGACATCATCATAACCATTGAATCACTCATGGTAGTTATATTATCTAACCACAATATTTTTTATTTACATAATTTTTGATTTTATTGATAGTGCAATATACTTCAGTATTGAAATAATATACTCATACATTGTCTCTTGTTGTGTTACCAATAAATATAATATCTTGTCCTCATTGTTTTTGTATTTTTTATATAATTCACCCAAATTCCTTGATAAATCTAACAATTCACCATTTTCTAACCCTATTCTAATTTTAGTTAAAAGATGCTCCGAATTCTTTTTTACTAATACTATCTTTATCTCCGTTATCACATCATTTATTGTATCGTCCATGTGAAAAACTATCTGCTTTCCATATTGTCTACAACGTTCACTCGTTCTGCCAGGTTCCATTTCCGATAATAATAACGCAAGTGTATTGTCCACACTATCAACTACTATAGGTATCTTACCCATTCCTTGCGATCTCACTCTGTAACTAAATTGTGCTCTCTCACTCCTCGGAGTCTGCTTTCTAAAATTTATAAACTCCTTCCCCATTATACTACTTTGAAACATTCTTTCCATTTACTCTGTTAAATTAAAATTAATTTTATTCTTAATCTTAATTTAATTTTCTTCTAATTCTTTGTATACCGTTCCTTCCAATACCCTCCTTACACTCTCTCGCCTCATCATTTTCTTTAGCCAATTATATACATGAGGTCTTGATTTGTATAGCTCCTTGTACCCACATTTTAGCATATAATAAGTATATGGAATGTTTGAAATGTCCGCAATACTAAATGAGCTTCCACTAATGTACTCATTTTTAGACAATTGTCCCTCGTATACATCCAACACCTTTTCAAGCTCCTTTATTGCATCGTTGATAATTTTCTCATCAGGTGTTCCATCCTTCCACATCCTTTCATAAACAATTTTACTCACCAATGGATTGTAATATTGTGACTCCACCTCTAACCACACATCCACATTCACATCATCATACAAATCCGAAGTTTCATTGTCTTCATCTCTATTCATCTTTGAGACGTATCTTAAAATACTTCGTGATTCAAAAATGTTGTGACTACCATACTCTACAAATGGTACCTTTCCAAATGGATGCTTCTCCAAGTATTCTTGTGCCTTTTGCTCACCCTTTTTTAAATCCAAGTTTTTAAAACTGTACTTTAATTCTAGCTCCTCCAACAATATTAAAACTCTTTGTGAACATGTTGCTTTTTCACTACCATACACAACAAGCTTTACCATTCTTATATATGCTTATTTACTTCAAAAAAAACTAAATTTTATAACGCGCATTTTTTAAAATTATTTTCTTTTCATCTTGTACAAATATGCAAATTGAAAACAAAAACACTACCAATTACCCAGGCGTCTCTAAACTCGTTGATGCAGTATACACCACAGAGTTACATCAATTTATCGAAAAATACAATTCTAATCTAGATAAACACACCATTCTTATGTTCCTAGCCATGATTTTTGTTGTTCTTTTACAATTACATCCTAGTTCTTCCTATGAAGAAAGAAAACAGTTAGTTAAGCAAATTGTCTCTGAATATATCCGCGACCCTGAAAAACGTAGCGCTATTATAAATTACTTTTCTAAAACAATTCACTTACTAAGTAACTGATTTCATTAATAATTGTATTGGAATTCGTCTTATTCTATTCCTTCTCATTTTCTCTTTGATTCTTGCTGTAATAACAATAATCATAGCTATCATGAGTATGCCACCAAATATACCTGCTAATGTCCAGTGTATCACATTTAATTGTAAATTGCTTTCCTGTGTATTTGACACATTTGAAACTACACCTAAAACATCACTTGGCAATGGTTCAATTGGCAATGGTGCAATTGTTGGCAATGGTTCAATTGGCAATGGTCCAATTAGCACACTCGGTACAATAATTGTTGGCACACTTTGTTGCTGTACAATTGTTGGCACGTTTTGTTGTATTGATGACAACTGCTCTACACTTTGTTGTGCCATGTGACTAAACTATATACAACCAGTTGTACTTCATTTTTTTGTAAATAAATTTTGTATTTATATAATAAATGACAACTATGATTTTATTGTCCGTTGGAGCCCTTTTTTTCCTTATTTGCTGTGTTGTGTATAATGTATTCAAGAGGCCAGCCCCAGTTGTTGACATTGTTGTATCTCGCTACAATGAAAATATAGAATGGCTCAATAACCCACCGTTTACAAACAACACAACACATGTTCTTTTGTATGAAAAAGGTCCAAATATATCGAATATTCCACACGCACAGTCAATCCACCTTCCAAATGTAGGACGTTGCGACCATACTTTTTTATACCATATAATCAACAATTATGACACTCTTCCGGATGTTACCGTCTTCCTTCCAGGTTCGGCATTAATGGATCATAAAATAAATAATACTCAAAAAGTCTTAGATGCTGTCACACAATACATTGACACTCATGATATCAATATTATTCACGGAGTGCAACACGAATTGTGCGCTAATACTCCAGTAAAACATCTTGAAGATTTTGTTTTAGATGAATGGACAACCAGCAATATTGAAAATAAAACTATTAATGATGAGTCAGCTTTACAACCGTCACCCATTCGACCTTTTGGAAAATGGTTTTATCAAAATCTGCCCAATATTGAACTCAAATCCAAGGTTTGGTATTTTGCTATATTTGTTGTTACAAAAGAACAAATACGCAAACATCCAATCGAACTTTATAAACGTCTTATTAAATATGTTGATAATCATTCCAATCCAGAAGTTGGACATTATCTTGAACGCACTTGGGCCAACCTTTTCATTTAAATTCTATTCATTTTAAAAAAAATCACGTCTTTTGGTTTTATTGTATCACCAAAATACGCCCCATCATAATATGGATCACCTTCATATATATCAGCATGCTTATTGAAATTGCTTTTTATCCTCCTGTAATCATATCCTCTATATTTTGTAAGAATGCAGTTAATATTCCAGTTGTTTTTCAAAACTAATGTGGACATTTCAATTTCGCCATTATGCACAATTGTAGCGAAATTACTTTTGTTATATTTATCCTCATTAAAGAAATTAATGTTTTTTAAATAATAAAATGCTTCTGAATCTAAAATAAAAAACATACTCTGTACGTGAGGAAAAATATAATTACTATTTTTAGGAGTATGTACATTTATACTCGTTCCTACAAGCTTCACGTTGCCAACGTCATCAAATAACTCTAGAAATTCATGCAACCATTCTGATCTATACGGCCCCCTTACACTCGAGTTTATAAAAATATAATAATCGTACATTTTTTGCAAATATTTTATACAATGTGACCATGCACCAAAATCATAACCTTCATTTTCCCTATGTATAACAGTTATATTTTTTAAATGTGGAATCTCTACAGTACATTTACCATTTATTATAATGTAGTAATCAATATTCGATACTATACCATACTTCAGAAAGTATCTTAAATTATCCGCATACATTTCATTTTTCTCATAATACGCATACATTACAACTATGTTGAATTTACTCTTTATTAAACTTGAACATAATATCAAAAATAATATCAAAAATATCCCTACAATTAATAAGCTTGCAGTCATATTCTTATTAATATTATCAAATATTTTATATTCATGAACATTTCTTTTCAATTAATGGAAGAATCACATAAAATATACTGCCTATACCCGGTTCGCTCTCAAAACCAATCGTTCCGTTCATAATATCCACTAGTTGTTTGGATAGTGCCAACCCCAAACCTGAACTATGCAATGTATTCGTGTCAATTTGCTCAAATGTCTGAAATAAACGTACCTGTTGCTCTTGTGGTATACCTATGCCTGTATCTGTAACTGATAATTTTATCCAATAAGTCAAATCTGTCTTTTTTAAACACTTAACCTTTATTACTATCGTCCCCTTATGAGTATGTTTTACACTATTCGATACTAAGTTTGATAATATTTGTTGAATCTTTAATGTATCACCAGTTAATAACGGAATACTCGTGTCAATTACACTTTGCATCTTAACTCCCTCTTTTGTAACGTATTTATATGTGTTTATACAATTGTTTATCAATTCACTCCAATTTATATCCTTGTAATACACTGTTTGTGAAGTTTTGTTTTTTGTGTATGATATCAAATTTGTTATCAAGTCTAATAATTGATAACTTGCGGACATCCCGTCTCTTATCAAAGTTCTACTTGATTCACTCAATTGCTTCTCGTAACTTAACAATTCAAATATACCTATTATCCCATTTAACGGGTTTCTTATCTCATGTGACATGTTGCTCAATGCATTTAGTTGAGTATTGTTATTGTAATCCAAAAAATATTCCTTTTCACAATCTATTTTATACTGCTTATTTACTATATATGCAAATAATTGACTCAAGTATTTTACGTTTTGACCAGTTAATGTAAAGTGCTTCCGTCTTACAGTCATTTTCTTGTATATAGAAAAGTCCCCCCTTGGTATTGTCACTCCTTCCGCGTTTTTTCGTAACGTATATTGTCCAGCCCATTTTAATTCCTCCTTTTGAATCTTCTTTATATAAGCAATCCAAGTATTCTCTTGTTTTATTAATATCATACTACAGTCATACTGTTCATCCAACTCAATTCCAAATTTTGTTTTTATATCCTTTGCCAGAGTGTCCGTCTCATATATTCCCGGCAGTCTGTTGACAAATGTTGAAATTATAAAATACAATTGTTCTGAATATGTCTCATGACCCCTAATATTAGTTATATAACAATCTGCCTCTAACAACACTAACATTTGCTTAAATATATATTCCACCGCTACTGATAATTCATCAAACGTGACAAAATTAAATATTGACGTGTACTTATACAAATTATATATGTAAAAATTTAAGTTTGTGCTTACTTCTATGTCTCGATTCCTCAGTGCTTCACTTAAAGGAGATATCATATTGAAACATTGTTGTCTTATTGCCGGTGAAAAATATTTTGCCTTTGTGTTATGACATATCATCAAACCCCATAACCTCTTCCCTTTCATTATTGCCATCGAATATGACATCTGCGCATCCATCATTTTTAAATATTCTATATGTGACACACTTGTACTCAATATCTCCGATTGTGCTACATCTAAGGCATCCATTATGCTCTCAGAACTCCATTTTATTCCATGCCCCCTATCCTCTACATTCGCAATGTAACGCGTTGGATTCTTACAATACAATCCTCTTACATAGTGTGGTATATCATTCTCATAAAAATACAAACCCTTGAAACTTTGTACTCCACTTTCACAACTCTCACATGATACATACCCAGTCCAGTCATCTTGAAACTCATACAACATGACCCTATCACATTCCAAAAACTCCCTTAATTTATCCACCAAATACCCCTTCATTGCATGTATACTTTTTTTTGTGCATTCATTTATCACTTCAAAATAATTTTCAAATTCCTTATAAATTTTATCTTCTTTTTTCTCAAGCTCCAATATCGTATACACATTGCTTCTATATACATGACAATAAAACTCGTTATCACCCCTTCTTAAGACCACTCTTGTAGATTTAGCTGATATACTACTGTGCAAATACTCTTTTACTAAAGCTTGTAAATTTGCATCAAATATAAGACTTATATCTTCCAAATGCCAAATGCTCGAATCTTCCATATTCAAATAGTCACCCGCGTTTTCTGAAAAACTTACAACTTTTAATGTGTCCCTGTTTACTACAAATATTACACCAATCGATTGTATACGTTCTAACCTTCGCGGCACATTACACACACTTGGTGCAAAACCATCCATTTACTCTTTACTCATATTTTAATTATCCACTTGGTACGAATTTGACTTGGTACAGTTAACTTGGTACTTGGTACATTAACAATTTTCTGCTTATATAAATAGCCTCTTTTTTGTGTTTGGACACACAACCTTCAACGCGCAACCATGACGTGCATACTCAACGCCAAGCTACAATTTCTTCGAACCTTGGAAGTGTGTTGTAAGCAACAAAAGGTCATTTGGAATGTCGTTGGCTCTTTCGTTAAAAATGTCTTGGGTGACACCGAGTACAACGATACGATGGATGTCTATCTAATCAGCCCTATAAATAGTAATAGCAGTATTGTAAGAAGTGTTCTTAATGACCTTGAAATTTTACAGGTCATTAAAAAAATCAAGTATAATAATGAATGCACACATGCCAAATGCATCATTGATATCTGTCTGAATGAAGAATGTTTTACATTCAAAGTCATGTTTCACATTGATTGCCCACCTTCATTTTCCACATCTACCGACCAATTGATTCTTTCAAATCATGGACTCTCAGTGTCTTCCTTGTTTACAAGCTATGATGCTATTAATCAAACAGGTGGTATCGCCATGCTACAGAGACTCATCGAAATACGTAAAAAAGAAATTACCCTTTTTGGAAGTTACTACAATATTCCTAGCAATTTTACCGTTCGAGTTAAAAATGCAAAGCTCATGAGAACCCAAAAATATTATGTACAAGCTGGTTATAATATTAAAGGATACAATATTTTGGAAATGTCAAAAGTATCCGAAGAATGTCCTGTTTGCTATGAACAAAATAAAATATCTACAAATTTAATGTGTGGTCACGTCTTCTGTGTGTCATGCATTGCCTCTCATATTGAACAAGACAATACTTCTTCTAGTCAATGTCCTCTATGTAGAGATCCTATTGCACTGTCATTTACCAATTGTGATTAATTATTGCTTTACTGATTTTGCTATGATGGGGTTGAACTTGATTACTGTTTTTATTTCATTTACATGACCGTTTGTGCCGAGTACGTCACTTGTAAATACAAATTGATTACTCAATAATTTTAATACCCCGTTTTTGATGAAATTGCCCCCGTTTTTTGTCAAATTGCCCCCGTTTTTTTCAAATTGCCCCCGTTTTTTTCAAATTGCCCCCGTTTTTAGCCAAA